CATTCAATTGGATCATCGATCCATACGCCACGATCATCAGTCTCTGCAGGTCGCAGCTGATCTCAATGGCAGATGAACTCGATGATTGGACTCATGTTCTGTTCGTCGACAACGATATGGGTTTCGAACCGCTCGATGTCATGCGCCTGGTGGTTGCCGACCAGGACATCGTGGCTGGTGTTGCTCCTGTAAAGTCCTATCCCCTTGCAGAAAACAATGCCACCAATAATGTCCTGGAGGAAAATAAATGGGGGTACAAAGTTCTCTACACCGGCACTGGCTTCATGATGATCAAACGTCATGTGGTCAGTGAAATGATGGATCACTACCGGCACGCCTTGGCATTCGAGATGCCTGATGGTAATTACTACGAGCAGACCAGAGTGGAATACGTTGATCTGTTTGACACCATCACATCAGGTGCTAACGAACAGGACAAGCGTGTCTATCTAACAGAAGACTATGCATTCTGTCATCGTGCCAGAGAGTGTGGCTTTGAAGTCTGGTCACATAAGAATGTCAAGCTTACACATACTGGTATGCATACTTTCTCTTTCAATGGTGAGCAAGACATGCTAGAACGCTATCAATTAAAAGGTGACATCGAGGTCCTTTAATGACAACGACACGCAAGACTAATAAGGTCGCCATCACCGTCTGCTTAAAAATCAAGGACTTGGCTGAGCAGATCTACGACCTAAATATTGATGAAATCCTTTGTCTCTTCAAAGAAGTGGATGATCTGTTTATGGTTAACGAAGATGGATTTGAATGGAACGAAGGCTTGCAAGAGTGGATTGACAAACGCAATAGAAAAAAACAAAAAGTCTCGGATGCTTCTACAAATAAAAACGACGGATTTCCATGGATGTCAAGCCCCAGAATAAAAAAGAAAGCCCAGCTCGGCTTGCTAAACAACTAATGAACAAACAGATCTAGTGTATGATTTAATTGGTGCCCTGTCACACCGGCAGGGCCGATCCTTCAATGAACAAACCAACTCGAATCTTAATCTCGGTGACAACGGTCACGGTGCTCTTCATCGGCATGGCGAATACACCTATCACTACAATCGTTGTTGTGCTAGCGCTGTTATTAACGCTTCTTTTATACTTTGTGATAACTCTTTTTGACTGGGAAAGAAATAAAAGTATATTCAGGGATTATGACAGAAGATGAACAAACCAACTAGAATCTTAATCTCGGTGATAGTACCTGCGGCGATCAGCATGGCGCTCAGCATCGGGATGCGGTATGCACCTGACACTACTATGATCGTCACCTTGAACTTATCATCGATGCTCCTTCTATATTATGTGCTATCTCATCCAACCTGGTCAAAATGAATAAACCATCTTTAACTGCTATCGTTGTTTTAGTTTTGGCACTCTTACTTCTTCAGTTTTGGTGGTGGGGTGAAAAATGGAATGCTTGCGCGAAGGTTCATGACAACATTCCAGCTCGCATCATATGCTTTGGGAAATAATCAGATGAAATCAAGAAAAGAAATGATTGACCACATAGCTGAAAGATGGCTTGATGATATTGACATCAAGAGTGGATTTCGCGTAAAGACACGTATCAAAGTCGTGCTGGCTGAAGCATACTTTGATGAACTAAAATCTTGGTCTGACTCTGATATTGAAGAAGAATACAAAAACAAAAAATGGTACAACGCTAACTGAATTGACCCATGAAAAGAAAAAATATGCTAAAACAATATAAATTAAACAATTTTGACATGGATGACAAAATCGACCTGAAGCCGTACATTCGTTGCGATGACCCAATCAATCCTTCGTACTACAAAAAAGGCAAAGTTGAAACGATTGAGACTATTGAAGATGCTGTTGATCGGGCTCCAACCCCCAAGATGGCAGTGCTACATGGTCAAATCGTGAGGTATATCCTCAGGTTATGGCTAAAAGAGAACGCTTTGCAGGACGCCAAGAAGGCGCAGTGGTATCTATCGCGTTTGATTGCCAAGCTGGAAGCTTCAAACACACCTTTAAAAGGTAACATCACATACTAATGGCAAAAAAACGAAAGACTAAGGTCACCATCACCTCCAGCTTTACAATTAAGGATTTAGCTGAGCAGATCTATCAGTTAGATCATGATGAGATTATTTGTCTCTTCAAAGAAGTGGATGATCTGTCTAACGATTATCACACTATTGATAATGAATGGAACGTCTTGTTTCAACAATGGATTGACAAACGTAGTGAAAAATCATCGAATGATCCGATTACGACCAAAGACTTACGTGCTATCGAGGATCAATACCTCGCAGCATTTAACCTCAAGCGTATTGGACCTTGCGAGCGAACAGAACATGAGTCCAGCGTTCAAGACCGAGGCTGATCGCTACTGATGTCACAACCACCCATTTTTACCAAACCTTTGGTACGTCCGGTCAAAGCCACACTTGACCTGTTTGGAAATCAGTCGGTAACGATTGATTACTACAGCTATATGCCTATTCCCAATCGTTGGGTCAGGTTCTGGACAAAAGTTTTCTTCAACTCAAAATGGACACTCAATGAATAAACCAACTAGGTTCCTAGTGGCAATAACATTGGTTTCAGCATGTTATGCTTGTGTGTTTTATGCGCCTGTCACTACAGGTTTAATTGGTTTGTGTATTGCGTTCGTGTTTATCATCTACATGGTATATGATCTACTTGGAGACATATAAAGAAAAATATGCTAGAACAATATAAATTAAAAGATGACATCACATGATGTGGAATCCTGATAGTAATTACTGGAATCAAACCTACGAAGAAATGGTACGCGCCAGGGTAGAAGAGCAGGGTCAACGTGCTCTATTTATGAACCATATGTATAAGTGTTCAGGTAGAGAGAACCCTGACCATCCATACCATGGGCTCTACACAGGATTATGGGAAGAATTCTGTCTCAATGAAGCTGGTCCTTACTGCAGGGCGCTACACTTTGAACGTGAAAAAGCAATCTCAGATTTTATTGCACACCAAAAAACACTGTCTGGTGTAGCTGCAGATTGCAAGCAGAGTCGATATGAAATGGTAGAGTCCTTTGATGTAAACATACCAGAATTAGATTGTCAGCAAGATCAATGTAAGGAAGAATTTATTACGACGTTTCATGATTAGGTAAATCATCAAACAAACCAGGGATGTTGTGTTGCCCAGCACAAATAAGTAACGCTCGTTTATATAAATACGAATCAGTCATTCCTGCTTTCTCCAGTCCTTCCTTTACTTTCTGCCAATTCTCTATTTCGTAGCGATCCATCTTTTTTAAATTGTAATTTGTACTGAGCTTTATTTGCCTTACGAATAATTTTTTGTGCCTCCTCCCTAGTTAAACATGCTTCTGCCTTAACACTAAGGCCTTGAAGCTTTCGATATTGTTTTAAGGGATTCATTTTGGTGATTTCCCCGTTCCAATATTGGTAATCAAGGCTAGCACAGTAGCGGTCATCCCGCCAAATGTCAGCTCTGCTCTCTTGCCAATCTCTGGACAAGAGGATAACCCTTCCCTACTCATGCAGTAGGAGAGAGACCATCCCAAAAATATAAGTTGTACTGAGAAGATTGTACCCAGAAAAAATAATAGAACCTTCTCCTTGGCTGAAAGATTCACCAGTTAGCTAACGCAAACCATCACACTTAGATCTAATAACTCTATCCTAAAATAAAAAGTGCAAAGTAGAGAAGTAAATCATGTTTAGTGGGATGCCTATCCAACCAGTCATGAGCACTGCGGAAAAGATGAATGAAGTAGTAGACGATAAGCCCCAGCCCAAGAATAAAAAAGAAGGCCCAGCTCGACTCGCCAACGAGCTGATCAAGTGCGCTAGTTATCTCGTCAACCTGCAGATCCAGAGTCATCTGGTTCATTTGAACTTCGAGGCATCGAATTTCATATCGGTGCACGAATTCACCAAGAAACAATACAAGAAGCACACAAAACAACTTGATCGAGTCGGTGAGCTGGTCCGATCTCTCAATTTTTTGCTTCCCATGTGTGCCAAGGGATTGCTCAAAGAATGTAAAGAATTCAACCATATCGAGTCTTACGATCCAAACGATATGCTCATCACCTACAAAGACAACCTGGAGTTCTTTGGAATACTATGTAAGAAAGTGATCAAGACAGCAGCCAGAGAAGATGCTCCTGATGTCGAGCACTACCTGGCCGAACTCATCGAGGATGCCTTCACTGCCAGCTGGAAGATCAAGGCAACGCTGAGAAATAAAGGAAGCCATTGCGGGCAATGGCAACCCTTAGTTGAGGCTGGATCAATGTCGTTAACATGAACATCCAGGCAACCACTCGCCTGAGCATGTGAGATACTGTGCGGCCAAGTTCATTCTATTCACATCATCATCTAATAAACCAAGTGCTTTATTGCACTTAATACATAACAAACCACGGACTCGTCCAGTCTGATGGCAGTGGTCAACTGCAAGTGACCTGCCTGTTGCACATTGTTGACCACAGATTTTACAACCGTAATGTTGGCGTTCCAACATCATTTCATACTGATCAATAGTTATTCCATACTTCTTTAATTTGGTAACTCTTCCCGCTCTAGCGACACAGGATTTGCACCACCTGCGAAACGTACCTTCACGCCTACAATCTTTATGGAATCCATCGAGTGGCTTAACCTCACCACACTTAGTGCACTTCCTGGTTGTCATACCTTCCCTGTAATTTTCTAAGGTGGATCTTTCTTAAGCAATAAAAACAGACCGGATCATGTTGATCTAGCTCTACAGGATTGACCTTATAACATTCAATCGGCACGGCTAATTCGCAATGGCGGCAGATCTTGCTGACATCCATTACACCACCTTTAAACCAGGTCGTTCCAGAGAACATAGATAGTCATCACAAACCAGAGGATGGCTATTGAAATAACAAATACATGTCCCATTGTTAGATACTAATAGAAAACCCCCACAAATTGCGAGGGTTGACTATCTCTAGGAAACCCCCGCAGAAGAGGTAAAAAAATGCGGGGGTTAACTGGTGCTTCCCAACCGTCTACCTCAGAGACGTATTCGTCAATAAGGTATTGGGTACTCGACTTGTACCCAGCATCGGTTACGATGCAAGTTAATATTAACGCATATCGTTAAGTTCTGATGCTCGATGTTACCGTAATCCTCACTTTGTACCGGAGGCCACACAATCTAGCTAGACAAGTAGAAGCCATCAGGGCACAATCGTTCCCGCCAAAGCACATCTGGCTCTGGGTGAATTACCATGAGGACAATGCAGATCTGGACTTGGATTATATTAATGTCGATCGCGTGTTTGAATGCAGCGATAATGTCAAATTCCACGGGCGTTTTGCGGCTGCACTCCTTGCTGACACAAAGTACGTCGCCATCTTTGATGACGACACCATCCCAGGATCCAAGTGGTTCGAGAATTGTATACAGACTGAATGTAAATTGATTGAAGAAGGGTACAAAGCACCCATCCTTGGTACTGCTGGGGTCACCCTGAATTCATTCCGATATGAAAACCATTACCGCTGCGGCTGGCCAACAATGAATCCAAAGACTGAGCGCGTCGATCTGGTCGGACATGCCTGGTTCTTTGATCGGCAAAACCTTGCATACTTCTGGGCCTTCAAGCCTTTCAGCTTTGAGAACGGAGAGGACATTCAGTTCGCTGCGAACGCACAAATTGTTGCCGGGGTTCAAAGCTTCTGTCCACCACACCCACCTTGTCAATCACAACTCTGGGGTTCACTCTATGCCCGTGAATTAGGAACCGACAACGTCGCCACCTCGAACAACACCTGGTTAAGTCACGCCAAGTTCTTCTCTCAACGTGACAAAATTGTGCGTTATGCCCTCAAGCGTGGCTGGTCCACCGTTAAATCAGTGACTCTGTAAGTGGGGATTGATACACCTGTTTGGAATGCCACAGCTCATTGTAATTATTAGTATCTTTTGCGCCTAGTGCTTTTAAATCTCCGCCATTCGCAGGCTTGCACTCAGCAATGATCGTCCCACCAGGAAGGACAAAACTCTTATTTTTATTGGGATGGTTGGGGGTCAGCTCCATACAATCCCCGAAAACTAAGCCTTCGTAAGTTTCTGTCGCGCACTCAGCGATACTTCGTCCCCATAAAGATGGACCAGTTGGACAGAGTGGCGTCATGCCGTAATACTTATTGTCGACGTTGTTGATGATATTGAAGATGGCAACTTCCAATGCAGGGTGTCCAGCCCTTGCAAAAATTACCCCGTTGTCACAACTCCAGCTGTTCATTGAATAGCGACCAATACTTCTAAAGGCCACCAGGTCAACATGATCTGGGATCTCGACTGGTGTTACCCAAGAAATAGCAGCGTCAACATACCAACCACCAGTTTTAAACAAAATACAATAGCGAAGGAGATCAGCACGATAAGCAAGAGATTTAAGAGATCGATAGGCGTTAAAAACTTTCTCGTCGTAATGGTCCTTGAGAAATTTTTCGGCTCTTTCATTGTCATAAAAGTAATAATCAACCTCTTCATGGACACTCGCGAATGCTTCCACTACTGAATCCATAGCATCCACTATTGAGTCCGGTAGTTCTGGCCTTTGTTCGATATCCATCGTGCTCAGATAGATCTGCGTTACGTGCATCCTGCGCTTCTTTTTGGCTGTCAAAATATCCTAGATCTTTTATTCCACCATCGCAGTACTTTATGTAAGCATGCCATTTGTTTTGTTTTTTCAGGAATGACACACGTGTCCTCACAATAATTCGACGGTCCATCAACATCATTTAGTAAGGTAAACTGAAAACAAATCAGTGGAAACTGTCGTGACTAATAGAGAGCTTACTGAAACGGTTTACGACATTTACCACCGTGATCCTGAAGCTTTCAATGAGATCAACAAAAAACCTGCAAGGGTCGTCATCAACGGCAAAAGGCATTATGAGACGCCATTCCTCACGGGTCCGGCAGCGTCTGTTACAACAATCATTTCGGAGACGGCCTCAGAAGCCAATAAAAAGAAATTAGAGATGTGGTCCAAGAACAACCCAGGGGTCAAAGAAGCTGCAGCGGAACGAGGTACTGCCATACACGCATGCATGGAGCATTTCCTGAAGAAAGAAGACGTAGTCGTTCCGAAGGAGTATCAGGATTTTTGGACAGGTATGCCCGAGATTCTTTCGCAATTCCAGGAAGTCCTCTGGGCAGAAACTCCGCTCCGAGACGACCATCGATTCGCACTCTCTGACGACGGAATCGGACGTGTCTGGGGCCGAGACGAGGAGGAAAGGCCGTGGGTTGGATCACCTGACATCATCGGTATTGCTGGTGGTAAGTTAACACTTGCTGATCTCAAGACAAGCGTCAAACCTTATTGTCGCTGGTGGCCGAAAGACCTACCAAAAGGCAGTCAGGAATGGAGAGATAGGCTTGGTGGTTACATGAAATTTAATAAGTGCATGTTGCAGCTTGGTGCCTACGCTCTCGGCATCGAACAGACACTCAACATGAAAGTGCAGCAGGCAGCCATCATCGTCTCAACTCCTGGCACCACACAACTCTTCAAGATCACCAGGAATCATCTCAACAAGTTCCAGGACAAGTGGCTCAAGGTCGTTGATGAATACTACAACGACCCTGATCACATCGTGCCATTAATGATGGACTAACCCAGGTAGTAATTAGGTCCTCGATCAATATCTACGATGCCTTCATTTGTGAATGGCACTAATCCTTTCAGCTGATCTAACAGGCCACCCGCACCTGGTGTTTTGTTTTTCTGGTTAGCGTTACCTGTCTGTTCGATGTACTTGATAATGTCACCATCAGAGAAGCCAGCTAACTTTGCTTGCTCATAATCTTTATGGCCAAACAACTCGGAATATCCATAGCGTGCTGCAATTGAATCTAAACCACCTGGTCCGCCGTAATTATTACCACCAACAGAGATGTCGTTCATAGTATTAGTAGCTAAATCTGCTGCATCCTTACTAAAGTTTTTAATATCATCCATTGTTACTCGTTCTGGCATATAAGGATCAAGCAGAGTTGTTTGCAACTCTCTCTGCCTTGCAGGATCCATGATGTCATCAATCCTTGTCCTTGAATCATCAACGATCGCCTGACTATTAGTCCTCATATCTTCCATTACACCCTGACGGTAAGGATCGAACTCAGACATGATGTCTGCCAACGGATTAAAGTTGGCACTTGGTGCATAGCTATCTGGAGTGTATGTAAAGCTACCAGCAGGATCTGCAGGAGCGACCTGAGAATTATTAGTATT